CGCCGGCCGCCAGAAGGGGGCCAGGACCTCGAGCCGGCGGCGGGTAACCCCATTGACGGTCCGATCGACCAGGAGCTTGACCAGGTCGTCCTGCTCCCCCATCTGCGAGCCTCGGGTGATCCAGAAATCGACGACGACGGCTCCCTCCAGCTGGCGCTGGCACCCGGCATAGAACTGCTGCTGATCGTTGATGGCCCAGCAAGCGAAAGTCCCATCTGCCCGGAGCACCCAGAGGACCCGGTGCGGAACCATCTGGAAGGCCATCTTCGTGAAGCTGACGTCCCCAAGGTGCTTGGCCAAGGGGGTGGCATCCGGCGACCGGAAGCTGTCCTTCTCGAGGCTGTAGGCGAAGGTCCGAAGAGCCGAGCCGCCCCGCTCGATGAAGTAGACCTCCCCGTTGACGATGGCCGGGAGCGCCGCGGCAGAGCCGACCTCGGTGGTCGCTCGGATCCGAGTGCCCAGGGGCGTCAAGACCCCATCGTCAGTTCCGCTAACGACGAACTCCTCCGACGCCGTCCCGAAGAGCATGCCCCGCTCGCCCCCCACCCCCCATTCGATGATGTTGGTCTGTTTCGATACCAGGGCTCCGGGGATGGCCTTGTCCGCATCGGCGCTGTCCGGGGTGTCGGGATCATTGTCGGCGAGCGCGAAGCTCTCCCAGTCATCCGATTGCGAGGCGAAGAACCGGTCCGGATTGTCGGCGAAGCCGAAGTAGACGAGCCTGTTCTCGAAGAAGAAAGCGCCGTTGCAGCCGCGGCCGGGGCCGTCCACTGTGGCCGCGGAAAACACCTCGAAGGCCCAGACATCCGTCTTGAAGCGGGTGGGGGATGCCGCGCCGACCGTCGATCCGCCGCTGCCGACCTCCGTGCCTATCGTGACGTCCAGTTGCTTGTTGTTCGAAGGGTTGATCTGGTCGATGGTCCAGAAGACCTCACCGAACGTGTCGGACACCTGCAGGAGCGTAATGTCGTGCTTGGCATACAGGATGCGGCCTGGGCGGAACCGGGCGGGGTCCAGCGTCTTCTCGAAGGTCAACCTGCGATCCCCGATCCCACCCGCAACGTTGGCCACGATCCGGTTGGACGTCGTATCGTAGGCACCGATAGGCGCCGTCCCGCCACGGAACACCACCGGCTCGAGGGTGAACTCGTTCGAAGCCACGCGGACCAACTTGTAGGGGTAGTGCTCCGGGTGGGTGAGGTAGGCCACGTTGCCCGTCTGAACCGACCGGACCCGGGGAGCCTGCTCCGCCGTGTAAGGGGAGGCGAGCTCAATCTCCGCGGACATATCGTCCAGGACGAAGCCGAAGGTCTCGCGGGTCCCCGCGGAGGAGGTGGTGAACTTCATCACCCCGTCGAAGAGCAACACATCATAGACGGCCTCGGAGGAGACCACAAACGGGAAGCCTGCGGAGGCACCGGTAGCCGCAAGAAGGTCGTAGGTTCCTGGGGACTTCACGACCGGGCCCTCGACGATGGGCACCCCGTTCATGATGTAGCGCGCCCCGGTGACCATCTGCTCCAAGGAGCTCGATCGGCCGTCGAGGAGAGGAGAGATCTCCCCCGAGGAGAAGCCCGGCTTTAGAGGGTTGTAACGGGCCATCTAGGCGTTCGGGTCGACGGGCATGCGCCAGGGAGCCAGCATCTGGGGATGGGCACCCTGCCGAGAATTGAGGAACTCGTTGGCCATGATCACCTCCGGGGTGGTCTCGATGGCGTTGGCGATGCGGGCGTCCTTCAGGTACTCGGCGGCCAGTTGGCGTGCGATCTGCGCCTTGCCTGCAGAGTTGGCGATGGCCAGGGCCAAATGGATGGCGAGGTTGGCCGCGAGCACGAGCTTGAAGTTGTCCTCGTACTGGGTGGGGATGCCCTTGTAGACGATGTCGCAGGGGCTGATCTCGGTCTTGAGATGGTAACCCTCGACCTTGTAGCGGACCGAGCCGCCCGTGTAATTGGTGCGGCTGTCCAGCGTCCCCGGATCGACGACCGCGGTGACCGCGAGGCAATCCACCGGGAGCACGAAGTCGTAGGGCCAGACCTCATCCTGCGCCGCGGTGTCGTCACTCAGGGCCAGGCGGACACGGCGGATGGCCATGTTCCACCGATGCCGGCGGAGGACGGCGCCCCGGAGGATAGGGTAGTGCGTCCGGGCCGCCCGCGCGGTCTTCCCCGGGTCGTCCATGTTGCCGATCGGGCTCTCATGGATCAGGCCGAGGGCGATGTTCGTGATCGCGAGGTCGTCGGGGACGTATTCGGTCATGCTACCTCTGGAAAAAGAGAAGGGGGCATCGGTGTACTACACCGCACCGCCCCCTTCATCAAGTCCACCACCTCAACGGTCGGAATGTACGCCGGGGACTGCCCGGTGTCAATCCCTAAATCGCGAGGCCCAACAGCGTGACCTTCAGAGTGCCACTTGCGGGATTGGCCCCCTCGAACTTGGCGATGATATCCAGCTTCGCGGGGAGCACCGTGTTGTCGAGGACGGGGAGCACCGTTCGGCCGGCCGTGGCGATGGACAAGGCGGCGATGAACCGAGCCTCGGCCGCTGCCGTTCCGATGTCGAGGGTGACACTGCCACCGAACGCCGTGTAGTCGATCACGAAGAAGAGGGGCACGAAGTTCGGGTTCGTCTGGAAGAGCTTCAGCGTGTCGTTCTGGGCGGCGTCACCCGTCCACTCGATATTGTAGCCGACCACCGACGTGTTGAACCGGCGGCCGTCCAACTTGACCTGCGGCGTGCCGTCCAGCGCGCCAGTGTAGAAGGAACTCTTGATCTCGGGCATCTGGGCTTACTCCCTGGAAGCAGCGTTGGGGATGTTGGCGAAGGTGTCGGCGCCGATCGCGCTGATCCTGCGGATAAGGGCCGTCTCGAGCGCCTTGACGAGGTCCAGCGCATCGTTCGCCGTCATGGTGTCCTCGAAGATCAGCCGGGCCGCCCCGGCGGCAACGGGGTCGAGCCCGCTTTCCGCCGAGACAGTGACGATGATCGAGTTGGTAGAGGTCGTGGCATCGCTGCTTCGGACCGCCGTAAAAGCCTTACCGGCCATCGTCAGACCCTCCGATCAGTTCTCGGTGCAGGCGATCTGGACCACCTGGACGTCTTCGGCGCGGATCACGTCCCAGGCCCCGTAGCTGTAGGTCTGGTTCGGGACGCCGCGGATGTCCGGGCGGGTGTCGACACGGGACTGCACACCGATGTGGTCGCCCCACTTCAGCGCCGAGCTCGTGTAGGCATAGAGCAGGCGATCGTCCGAACTGTCCAAAGTCAGCCGGTTCGAATTGACGAACTCGAAGCCCATGTAGCGGTTGACCTTGCCGTCGTACAACGCCTTGACGATGTTGTACTCGGACGAGGTGATCTTCGGGTCCTCCAAGAGATCGGAGATCTGCCGCGGGTTGTGGACCAGGTACATGGTCTGGTCCTCGTCGATATCGGCCGAGACCAGGATCTCCCGGGCCAGGATGAGCTTGGCGATGGTGAGGCCGACCGAGCCCGAGACGACCTTCTGCGCGGTGGGCAGAGCAACAGGGGTGCCACCGGTCTCGCCCGTATTCACCGAGCCACCGAGGGCCGCGATGATGTCGTCGTCCATCTGGCGGCCGAAGAAGCCGGCATGTTCCCGGGTCATCGTCGAGTTGGGGTCGAGCATCAGCTTGGCCTTGTCGAACGTCTCGACGATGGTCGCATAGTCGTAGGTGACCGGGTACATCCAGCGGAAGCTGTAGTCGACCAGGTTGAGCGGCATGCGGCCATAACGCTCGGTCACCTGGTTCGGGAGATCGTCGGCCGGCGCCGAGTAGTCGCACCGCTTGGCCTCACCGACGATGGTCTCGCTGTCCATGATGGTCCGGCGGAGACGGGACTTGCGCTGGAGGGCCAGCTGGCGGACGTTGCCACTGAACTGGGTGACATAGGCGTCGGGGATCGTGAAAGAAGCCATCGGGTTCCTCCGTTAAGCAAAAATGGCGGCCGAGACACCCTGGACAGGACGCACAGATCCGGTAGCCCCATTTACAGGGGTTCGGGTCGCTGTTCGTCCAATCTCGGGTATCCCAGCCGCCATTCCCGCAGCACGGAGGCAAACACCAGGGCCGATCTCGGCTCTACGTGGACTATATTCCCATCAGAGCCGGATTGTCAACCTCCTTTTCGGATATTATCCGCACGCTCCCGAAGCTGGAACGCCTCGGCCTGCATCCGGCGCATCTTCTCGTTGTCCGCGTTGATGAACTTCAAGCTCTCCGCCGAGATAGCGTCGGCCTTGGCGTCAAGCTGGTCCGGGGTCTCCGCGCCGCTGCCACCCTTGCTGATCGGGACCGTCGAGGTGCCGGTGAACACGGTGTTCATCTGAGCGAGCGCCCGCAGAATGAGGGGGTTGGTAGCGAGGCCGGCGTCAGCGAGGAGACGAGCGATCGTGGGCTGCCCTTCCGGCAAATCGTCCTTGTCCGGATCGAGACCGAGGGCCAGGTAGTTCAGGCGATCGGCCGCCTCGTTGGCAGCAGCCCGGTTGGCAGCGTAGTTCTTGCCCTTGGCCGGACCCCAAGCCGCCTCGAGCGCCTTGATCTCGCTGGCGATGCGCTCCTGGTTGGCCGCGAGCAGAACCTCCTGGTTCTCCTTCGCCTTGGTGGCCACGAACTCCCGGAACTTGTTCACCTCGGACGGGTGAATGCCCGTCGCATGAGCGAGGGCCAGGAACTCCTTGTCGAAGGCCTCGTCGATCTCGGCACCCTCGGGGAGGCTCTTGGGGTCGATCTTCGCAGCCTCGGCGTAGGTGGCGAAATCCTCGGCCACACCCATCTGGGTCAGGAGGGCACGACGACCCTCGGCATCACCGTCGACCGGAAGCTGCGCCCACGTCCCCTGGCCCATCTTGCCGAGCATCGACTTGGTGGCCACGAGGTCGTTGAAGACGTCGCCGATCTTGGAGGTGGGATCCTTGTACCGCTCGAGGTCCGGCTTGACGCGAAGCTCCTCGGGGATCTGGTCCCAGAGAGTGCTGGCGGCTACCGGGGCGGGAGCCGGCGCGGGAGCAGGATCGACGGGAGCCGGCGCAGGGGCGGGGTCGCCACCACCAGCACCTTCACCTTCACGAGTAGGTTCGGGTATCACGCTCCACGGGGTTCTGAGGAACATCGGTGTTCTCCTTCGGCTCTGCTGTGTCCATGGTCAATAACCGGTTCAGTTCGATCATAACACCCCGGGCGCCGGCGTCAACCGCTAGGCGATAGGGGTCCACCGGACCGGTCGGGGGGACAGGGTTCCTCGTCACCTGGCCGAACTTCATGGTCAGGTAGGAGAAGAGGATCTGCCCGTCGCGGGTATCGTGTAGTCGCTTGGCGGCGGCCTCGGCCTCCACCCGGATGTCGAGAGCTTTGGTCATCTTGGGCGGTTCGCTGCGGTGAGCTTCGCGGAGCTTTCCGCGAGACCCTTGGCCATCATGGCAGTCTGCGCCAACTCCACTTGCTGCTGGTCCCCTTCGCGCTTCTTCTTCAGGTTGATGGCGCTGCGGATCACCTCGACCGGTGCGCCCGTGCCGATGTGGATCTGCTGGACCGCGGCGTCAATGTCGACATTGTCGATCGCCTTCGGGTCCAACTGGGCCGCCAGGGCGGTCTGTTCGAGGAACTGGATGGTCGACAGCGCCCGGGTCTGCAGCTGAGAGGAGACCAACGGGGATTGGTACTGCACTCGAGCCTGGTACTTGGCCATGGCCGGCGGAGGCGGCGGGATGCGGCCCTTCCGGACCAGGACCTTGTAGGTCAGCAGGACGAGGGGGTCGTAGAGCTCCTGCTCCTGCCGGATGACCATGGGGGCCATGAGCCGGTTGCGCTCGTCCCGGTGCTGCAGAACCTCCGTGGCCGTCTTCTGGGGACCGGTCGGGGTGATCAGGAAGGGGACGAAGAAGGCGTCCCGGATGGCCTGCTGGCGCTCGGCGAGCATGGCGGCGCCCACCTCGATCCGGGAGGCGCCCGGGGCCAGGAGGGGCTGGAAATTGATCTCGCCATCCGAATAGGTGATGCCGCCGGGGTACATCCGGACCGGGCTCAACAAGCCCCCATCTGGGAACACCAGAGGCGGGTCGGTCAACTTCTCGGCACCGCGGAGGATCACCTCGGCCATGCGGTTGACCATCAGAATGTCGCCGAGGGCGATCATGCCGACCGATCGGCCGTAGGGAAAGCCGTTCGCCTTCGTCCACCGGGACACCATGGCCCGGAACTCGGGCACCGTGTCGATGTGGATGATGTGCTTCTCGCTGTCCGTCATCCAGATGCTGACGTAGGGGCCGGGGATGCCCTTGGGGAGATGGGGGGAGACCCGGGGGTCATTCATAGGGAGGATGAAATTGTAGACGTCCCGGCGCTCCTTGCGGCCCGAGCCATCCCGATCAGTGGTGTAGGCGGTCCCCAGGTCCTTCTTGGGGAAATGCCGCATGGCCTGGGCCACGTTCCACTTCCGGCGACGGACGAGAATGTCCACCCGGCCGTAGTCGTCCTCATCGAACCAGCACTCGTGGAGGGGCTCGTGGCTGACGTAGACACCGTTGTTCCGGTTGTCGTCGAGGAGCAAGCTGATGCCGGACCCGAAGCAGCCCAGGTCGAGATTGTGCTCATGCAGCGAAGGGTAGGTCGAGGACATCGGCCGGTTCAGTTCCATCCGGACCTGGCGCGATGCCTCGGACAGGTAGCCCTTGACCTCATCATCCTCCCGCACGGCCTTCGGGGCATCCGAGATGGCCACCCGAGCCCACTCCTCGAGCGGATTGGCCATGTAGGTCTGCATCATCGACGCGAAGATCATGGCGCTGTGGGGCGCCGTCCCGTCGAGCATCATCCGTTCACGGTTGGCGATGGAGCTCTGCGACGTGCTGGTGAAGAAGGCCTTGCGAGGCAGGATGTAGTTGCCCAGGAGCTCAAGGGTCTCCTCGATCTCCAGACGCTCCGCCCGGAAGCCCTCGAGAAGTTCCCCGAGGGAGATGGCGAGGGCCTTGTGCTCCTGCGACTGCATCAATTACCCCAAGATGTCCGTTCGGGTCGCCGTCCCCACCTCACCGAGGCTGCCCCCGAGCAGGAAGGCGCCGTCCCGGCCGAAGCGTTCCTTGTCGGCCAGGGCAGCCTTCTGGGCCGCACCAAAGGTGGCCTTCCTCTTCTCCTTCGCGGCGTCGGATGCGGAGGGGACCTTGGGCGTCTTGGGCTTGCTCAGAGGGTTGATCGCATCGAGAAGATCCTTGCTGCTCATCAGCCGAGACCCTCCAGGGCGACCGAAAGAGCCCGGTCCGCACCCTGGTTGGTGGGGGTCCCCGAGCCGTTGTCGCTCAGAAAGCGTATTGCGTAGGCGCCGTAGAGGGCGACATGGTGCTCCGGGAGCAGGTAGACCGCCTGGTCCGCGGCGACCACGAGGCTGACGACCGTGCCATCCGGGCCGGTCAGGAGGCGCCAAGCGTCGTCCTTGAAGGCCTGAACCTCGATCCGAAGATCCGCGGCAGTCCAGGCAGCGGGCATACCGACCCGAACCACCCGGGAGGGGGTTCTGTTGTTCGAGATCGAGAAAGTGCCATTCGCGCCGGGGCGGCGGAGCAGATTGAGCGCCTCCGAGGTGGCCGCACCGCTCGCGATCTCAAGGTCGACGACGCTTATGCGACCGTCCATGGGCTACTCCTCTTCGGTAGTGTCTTATCGAACTCGCCGGTCGTCTTCACCGGTGGGACCATGCCGCGGCGAGCAAAGAAGCGGGCCTGCTCGATGTTGGACCGGGCCTCCAGCGGCACAAAAGCTGGATCGGTCGGCACATCCGAAGAGGCCATGCCTAAGATACCTGGCCTGCCGAAGCCATCCTTATACCTGATCTTGCTGTTGGTCGTCAAGGTGCCGCCCCCAGGTCCAACCAGACCGCCCACATATAAGCCTGATGAGGCTCACGTCCGACGAGGGCCGTCTCGCTTGCCGTCTGCAGTTGGTAGCGGTGGACGGGCCCATTGGCGCCATTGTTCGGCCAGTGGACCACCCGGGGCTGGGTATAGACCGCACCCGCCTCCCACGTTGGCTCCTCGTCTACGAAGTTCGTGATCCATAGAGACCCTGGGGCCGAGGGGTCGGCATAAGAGCCGCCGTTCTTCGCGCCAGGTGAACTCTCAGGCAGATAGAGCGGCTGGACC